CCTGGGTGCGGCGCTCGATCTGCTCGTCGAGGAGTTCCTTCGCGGTGATGCGATCCTGGTCGGCCTGCCTGCTGGCGCTGACGCCGTTCAGCAGCACGGTGACCCACCGAAGGTGGCCAGCCTCGTCCCGGACCGGCGAGAGAGCCAGCGAACTCCAGAACGAGGATCCGTTCTTTCGGCAGCTCAAGAATTCCGTCTCGAAAGCCTCCCCATGGCGCAAGGCGGCATCGACAGCGTCCAAGGAAGCCGTGTCCCCGCCAGGGGCCTGAAGGAATTGCCAGCTTTGGCCGAGCACCTCGTCCTGGGAATAGCCAGTCAAGTCGAAGAAGGCCTCGTTGGCAAAAACGATCGGGGCCTGCGCTCCGTGCGGATCGACCATCAAGACGGGTATGCGCAAGGATTGGAAGGCTGCCCTGAAGGGAGCCTCCCCGAGCTCTGACGCGCGCTGCACAGGTGAGACGTGGGTTTCGGCCAGCATTACGATTTCTGGGTGCCCCTCACGATCACGTGGACCAGCCGTGCTTGCGCCATTGAGAAGACAACTCGCCCCATGCCAGAAATTGCCCCGTCGATGGTAGAACCCTTGGATACGGCCCTTGCGCCTGCGCGAGTTGTCGAGATGCGGCTCGCGACATAGTGGAACTCAACGCGACGATGGCGACAGGGTTCCGCCATCTGCCGGACGAGCCATTCCGCCTCTGCCCGCCTCTGCGGAATAGTTTATGCAACACTATCGCGTTTCAAAAGGCCGCGCTAACATCGAGCCTCCGCAGGAGGTTGAGCCGGATGGTCACGCGCGTTTCCACTGTTGCGTTCGAAGGAATCGAGGCGCGTGCTGTCGATGTGCAGGTTCAGATTTCACCCGGGGCCGTCGCCTTTATGATTGTCGGCCTGCCTGACAAGGCGGTGGCGGAATCCCGCGAGCGGGTCCGCTCTGCCCTGATCGCCTCGGGCCTTGCCCTGCCGGCGAAACGCATCACGGTCAACCTCGCTCCCGCCGACCTGCCGAAAGAAGGCAGCCATTACGATCTGCCCATCGCGCTCGGCGTCATGGCGGCGATCGGGGCCATTCCGCCGGATGCGCTGAACGGCTTTACCGTCCTTGGCGAACTGGCGCTCGACGGCTCCATCACGTCGGTGGCGGGCGCATTGCCCGCCGCCATGGCGGCCTATGAGCGCGACCACGGGCTGATCTGTCCCGAAGCCTGCGGCCCGGAGGCCGCCTGGGCCGGCAGCGACATCGAGATCTTGGCGCCGCGCTCCCTGATCCAGCTCGCCAACCATTTCAAGGGCAGCCAGGTGATGGCGCGGCCGGAACCTGCCATCATGCCAGCCTCGGGCTCGCTTCCGGACCTGCGCGATATCAAGGGCCAGGAAAGCGCCAAGCGCACTCTCGAGATCGCGGCGGCCGGATCGCACAATCTCCTGATGAACGGCCCTCCAGGCGCCGGCAAATCCATGCTCGCCCAGCGCCTCCCGTCCATCCTGCCGCCGCTGTCGCCGCGGGAGCTGCTGGAGGTCTCGATGATCCAGTCGGTGGCAGGCCTTCTGGCGGATGGCGCCCTCTCCAACCGCCGCCCGTTCCGGGCGCCTCACCATTCGGCCTCCATGGCGGCGCTCGTCGGCGGCGGCCTCAACGCTCGGCCGGGTGAAGCCTCGCTCGCCCATCATGGCGTGCTTTTTCTCGATGAGCTCCCAGAGTTCCAGCCCCAGGTTCTCGATTCGCTGCGCCAGCCGCTGGAGGCCGGAGAGATCCTGATCGCCCGGGCCAATCATCGCGTCACCTATCCGACGGCAAATAGCCAACCTAGACTAAATACTATTTTCCGACCAGCCACTTAGCTCTGTTTCCTAACGGTTTTCATGTGACACGGCATCTTCAACCCCGATTTTGAGGCTATACAACGGATTCTCGTGGATTCCGGTGTCCATTACCATTGCCTCCTGTCTCTTCCGTGTCACATGCTTGGCACATGCAAAGCCATCTCTGTTCGTTGATTGTTCCTGCACAGCACCAAGCCGTTTCTGGGAATGGTGGCAGAGCCGACCTGCGCCCTCGTAAAGGGCTTCATTGATGCCCACGACAATCGATACGCTCTGGGCTATGTGGTCCAGTACCATGGCTGCCCTCGGCGCCTTCGTTGTGGTGGGAGGCGGCGCAGCTGCTATCGCCTTCGCACTTTTCCGATTCCTCGGTGAGAAGTGGCTAAGCGCCAAGTTCAATGAACGTCTTGAAGCTTACAAGCATGCTCAGCAGCAAGAGCTCGAGCGACTGAAGCTCAGGATAAACACACTAATGGATCGAACCACGAAGCTTCACCAGCGCGAGTTCGAGGTGCTTCCTGAGGCATGGTCAAAGCTTGCCGATGCGCAAGCTGTAGTTGTGTCCTTTACATCTGCTCTGCAGAGTTACCCAGATCTAAACAGCATGAGCACTCCGCACCTTGAGGATTTTATTGCATCTTGCAAGCTATCCGAGTGGCAGAAAACGGAACTTCGGGAATCTAAAGACAAATCAAAGTACTACATCGACGCGATATACTGGCACAAACTGAGCGAAGCTCGTAATACCCTAAGTACCTACCATGTATACCTTAAAAAGAACGGCATATTCATTCCTGAACCTTTGAAAACAAAATTTTCAGAGATGGACGACTTACTTTTTCATACGCTCATTGAGCATGACCTCAATGAGAAAAACGAGCGGCGCCCGAGAGAAGGTCATTGGCAGAGCAAACTTCAAAAGGAAGGGTTAGGGATTATGAACTCGATAGAGACCGAGGTACAGGGACGTCTATGGAGCGCTCACGCGACTGACGTCTAGCCATGTCGACATACACGTTCCACCACGCCTGCGGGCATTCCAGAGAGATCGACCTGCAAGGCACCCCGGTGAACCATCCGGATCGAATTGCAGAGCTGGAGGCAAGGCTCTGCCCCTCCTGCTGGAAGGCAGAGCGTGATGCTGAGGTGGAGAGTATCACCGCCCATCTTCCGCCACTGGAGGGAACTGAAAAGCAGATCGACTGGGCCGTCCGAATACGGCGAGATTTCTTCCTCGCGCTGTATGGCTATAAGGATCGAAGGCTTATCGATGCTGATGACAACGTTCAGGAGCAGGTCTTCGTCCATATTTGGACCGATAGCATGCGCAGGACGATGGCAAAGTTCTGGATCGATAACCGTGAACAATATGATCAACGCCGAATCCCAGGCTTCGTTAGGGAGTATCATAAAGAGCGCCGACTGTTCTACGCGCATCTTGATGAACTAACCGCAGCCTGGGGGAGTGAATGCTGACCTTCCAGATCGCCTATGGGGTTTTTGCCGGCCTAACGGTGACGGCATTTGTCTCGCTCTTTGCAGTGGCTCTTGGCAACCATCAGACGCGGGACCAATGGTGGCAGCGCGTCGACCCTGTTCCGGTTTTAATCCTTGCGATTTTCTACACCCTGTTCCTTTGGGGATTTTACAAGCTGATCGTCTGGCTCGTGGGCTGAGAACCGACCCGACATCTTGTAGGCTTCAAGCGGAGTTCGCCTCCGCAATGGGATGGTCGCCTAGCGCACATGAAAAAGGCCGGGCAGCCTTGCGAGCTGATCCCGGCCTCACCGCCCGGCACGGCGGGAGGGGTTCCCACGCCACTTCGTCGATGCAACCTCACTCTTGAAAACTACGGCAGCGCTGATACTGCTCAGACGATCGGCTGCCACACCCTGGGCAGAAGGGAGTTACTATGTTCGACGTCCGAACCGCTATTGCCGCAGTTAGACAATACATTGATACCATCGGCGACCTTATGCCGACCGAAGGTATGCGGCTTGAAGAAACATCAGTTGATGAAAGAACTGGAAACTGGCTTGTCACGATTAGCTTCGTCAATTCTGACGGCGGCTTCATGTCCGGCCGTATCGCCAAGGTTTTCGAAATAGCGCCCGATACTGGCGACATACTTTCGATGAAAAATCGGAAGGCTATATAAGCAGGCGCCGCTGTGATCGAAGACGCAATACGCAAGTATAAAATCAAGGGAATCGTCGTAGATACCAATTTAGTACTTATTCTAATCATAGGCAACTACAACCCTGCTCGGATTGCTACCTTCAAAAACACCTGCGCGTACACGGCTGATGATTATGTACTTTTAACTCGCCTCCTCAGACATTTTGAACGACGGATTGCGCTTCCAAACATCTTAACGGAAGTAGACAACCTCAGCCGCCAAATTGATACACGTGAGTATGCTGCCATATCCGAGTCCCTTCTGCATTGGCAGGTCGGACTCGATGAGATTTATCTTAGGAGCTCTTTGGTTATCGGTTCTAATTTACACCGAAAGATCGGCTTAACCGATAGCCTGATCATTGCGTTGTCCGAGGAGTTCTTAGTGCTGACAGCCGACTTCCCGCTCGCGTCGCGTCTTGCGAGCATGGAGCGAGACGTGATCAACTTCAACAATCTCAGGTTTGGCGCTGTTCAGATCCCTTGATCCCACACGAGTATCCACCTAGGGAGGCTAGGCAGCCTTGCGAGCTGATCCCGGCCCTCAAAACCGGTCAGTCCGGTGATCGGATCTTGGAGACGCGCGTGATTACGCCATCCTACTATTATCAGGAGATCACAAAGCCAACTGTCGATGAGTTTCTGATGAAGAATGGAGACATCCGGCTTGCGATGCTAGCCTGCCAAGCGACATTACACGTGCTCGACTATATCTTCCAGAGCCGTGAGCCTGACCCAAAAAAAGCCGACAAGCTGTTGGGGAAATTCAAGAAAGATATCGCGCGCAAGGTTTTCGCCTTTGAAGTTGTTGAGGGATTTGCACTCGCCTCGAAGCACTGCACATTATCCTCAAAACCTGATTTCAACTCGGGGCGCTATATGGTGGCATACCCATCATTCGCCGGCACTATGGTTGCGGGACAAAGCTTTCTAGGAGACACGGTAGGAGGCATCACCATCCGATGGACGGATCATGGGCACGTCAATCTCACTACTGCTCTACAGGCAACACTGGCCTTTTACGAGACAGAGTTTCCCGAATTAAACTAGATCAGAATCCTGTACGCCGGCTGCCTTGCGAGCTGATCCTAGACTCTCACTATCCGAGGACCCGTGTCGATGTGCTCTTATGGCCCGTAAACCCAAACCGACAAGCGCCTGGCTAGTGACATGGGCCGGCGCTGATCCTGAACATCCTAATATCGGATCAATCGTCGCAGTCTTGAACTTCCGCTACAGTGCTCAGAAGGTAGCGAGCATCGTAGAGCACCTCTACATGGCCCTCGCTGACTACACAGACAGCGAAAAGCTCGCCTATGCGCGCAAGCCAAAAAGTAACCCATATCCTGCACGAATCGACCGCTTCAGTCGGCTAACGTGTGGCCACAATCCATGGCTTTATGGTCGTATCGTCTCCAATTTGAGGGAGGAGGACGGTGAACTGAAGTGGGATGAGCCGTTGTGCCCTCGTGAGATAATGGCAAAGTTTCCACATTTAAGATGACGGCGCCAGGATCTCCGCCGCCCTCTCCGCTCCATAGGCCTGCTCGGCTGCTGCCACGAGATCCGGCCAGAACTCATCATCCGATGACAGGTACTCGGCCGCATCGAAGTTCGCCTGCAGCCAAGTCTGGGAGGATGCACATGGTGGGCATGACCAAGGCTATTCATCGATCGCCTTCAGAGCTTAAACATCCCAGTGAGCCGAATTTACTATGTCAACAGAGGAACCTTCGAACCTCCTGTCAAGGCTCGATGTCCTTCACTATAAGGCTTGCTCATCGTCAAGACACGCCGGGCTTATTTCCCGTGCGCAAAACGGGATCAGGTTCCTTATGCGCTCTTTTCTTACCTGTATTGCGGCAGGTAGCTGTCTCTTGGCTACTAGCGCTCTTGCAGCAGGTTTTCGACATGAAGCCGATTACAGCGTCGATTGCCTAAAGAAGGGCGTTCAATGCTGGTGGGAGGTCCGTGAGAACGGCAAACAGGAAGATGGAACCAAGAGTTTCCGCTATCGCTTCGTCGTGGCTGATCGGCTGGACGCTAAAAAGGTTGTTTGCTCCCTAAAAGGTGAGGGCTTTGCTGACGTCCTAGCGGTCGGCAAGGGCCTTATCGCTTATATGGGTCCGAAGGAGATCGAGGTCCATCTGCGTGAACAGCAGGGGAATGTCTTGTTTGCGTTCACACCCAAAGGTGAAGATTTAGGATGTAAGGGCGCCAATGCGGTAGGCGACCTACACCCGATTGGGGATTGAAACTGGACCTGATCGGCCAAGACTTAAGTTCAAGGAAAAAGAAATGATTGTGCTGCACGGCAGCAAGGCTGCGAATGAAGCCAAAATGAACAAGCCGGCTCGCAAGTATGAGATGGGCGATCCGAAAACAGCGGCCTTCCTCATTGCAATGCTGATAGTTGGAGGGTTAGCTGCGGGGCCTTTAGGCATCATTATCGTGATTGCGTTAGCGATCGCATCGAAGTTCTCGTTCAAGAAGAGCCAGTCCACCTCGGAAATCTATGCGGAACATCTCAAAGGGATGAGGTTCGACTACCAAGGACGGACTGCGAATAGTGCTATTTTCGTAGATGTAGCGAACAGCAAGATTGCTGTTCAGCAGAAGTACGGAAGGCTCGGTCATCGGGAGCCAACCACATTCATCCTTGATCCCGAGGACATTCGAGAATGGTATTGGAACGTGGAGGGTTATACGAAACAGAGTCTGATCACAAACTCACCTTCAATGGCAATTGTCGGCGGGCTTCAAACTACATTCGCCAACCAGAGTGCTGAGGCACAGGCGGTCGCAAGCTCCGGTCTGTTCTTTCGAACCAAAAACATTGAGTACCCGCAAATTCGCGTTGGGGTGGCCGGTGTTGGTCACGGTGAAGTCCAACTTCTTCGAAAGTGGGAGGAGGTGCTCAACCAACTTTTCGAGGGAACTCTCCAGCCCCAGGCCGTACCCAAGGTAATCAAGTAATCAGCTGGTTTTTCGGTGTCGTTTACGTCTGTGGCCATAGCGTCTGTAGCTCCTCACACAAAGAGCAGGCCGTAGGGCCGCTCGTCCTCGTTTTCGTAAATGGACGGTCCGCCGCCGCCTGCGTCGGCTCGGCCTGTCGCCATGGCGGCCGCCACGATGCAGTCAATGGCCTTGGTGCTCTTCTTCTTCGACAGGTATGGGAGCCCGGTGTCGCCGTAGATCGGCACGGCGTTCTGCACGCACCACCGCAGGACAGGATGGCCGCCATGCCGGAAGCGGCGGGCGATGATGGCCTTCTGCAGCTCGTTGTAGAACGGTCCCATGGTGAGTGGCCGCTGGGGCAGTTCGACAGCCGGCAGATCATCCGCCATCAGGTTGCCCATGATCTTGGCTGCAAACTTTGGATCGAAGGCGATCTCCTGCACGTCGTAGGTGTCGCACAGCTCACGGATCTTGGACTCGATCACCCCATCGTCGATCAGGTCGCCAGGGATCACGGTGAGCGATCCCTCCTCACGCCATTGCTGCCAGGGCTGATCCGGCTCTTCCTGCATGCGGCGCTTGAAAGCTGCCTCCGGGAGGAAGGGGAATGTCAGTACCTGATGACCGCCGTCCTCATGAGGGAATGCCGCCACAATGGCCGTCAGGTCGTAGCTCTTGGACATGTCGACCGCGAGCCAGCAGGTTTCACCGTCCAGGGTATCCTCATTGATCGGATCGGACGCCTCATCATAGACGACCATCTCGACCCATCCGGCCGCACTACCATCTGCCCAGACGTTGAGATGTGTCTGCTTGAACCCCTCGCGCAGCTTCGGAAGCTCTCGGGCCAAGCGGGCCTCGGAGCGCAACTCATCGAGATCCGGAAAGCCTTCGTCCAGGCCGGGATTCACCAGGCGCCACAGGTTCTCATCGTCCCAATCCGTACGGGCATCAGCCTGGAACAGGATCGGCAGGAACGAGGGATCCTTCGTCTGGTCGTTGTGGCACCTGAGGGCATACTGGAATAGGTCCCAGCAGATCCCCTCCGGTCGCTCGCCGGCCGTGGTGATCACGATGGTGAGGGAGCCGGGTGTCTTGGATGCGCCCGTCTTCAGAGCATTCCAGAGCGAGAAGCCGCGCCACACGTGGAGCTCGTCCGCCAGCACGAAGGAAGGCGTCTTGCCGTGCTGCGCGTCTCCGTCCGCCGAGATGGCGACGTAGTTGCTTCGGCTCTTCAGGTGCTCGATCCGGTTCTTAGTGTCCCGAAGGCGGGTGGCATCCAGCAGCCGCGGATCGGCGCGGATCATGTCGGCCGCTTCATCGAAGGCAAGGCGGGCCTGTGTCCTATCCGCAGCCGCAGAGACGGCCTGCCCTCCCGGACGCTGCTCGGGGCCGATGGTGTGGCCGAGAGCCAGGACAGAGGCGAGCGTGGTCTTGCGGGCGCCTCGAGGCAGCAGGGCAAAGACGGTCTTCACCTGGCGCTTGCCGCTCTCATCGGACGGGCCATAGATCCGCTCGATGATCCGGCGCTGCCACTTGGACTTCAGAGGCCGCTTGTCGCTCCCCTCCGCCTTTGGGTGCCGGAGAATGTCGGCGAACTGAAGCATGCGGGCGGCCCGGCCATGCGGATCCGGGATGGGGGTGTCGTCAAATACCCAAGTCGGAATAAGGGTCGTCATAGCCCTCTTCTCCCTCGGGTGGCTTGCCGGCCTTCATTCGCGAAGCAGGCGTGAGGCCCAGCTCCGCAGCAAGGCGGCGTTGTTCAGTCAAGGATTGGAAGAGTGTCTGGAAAGCTGGGTGCCTCTTCTGTCCCGTATTCGTTTCGATGGTGTCACCTTCTCGAGCGATGGTCGCCTGAGAGCGGCGGACAGTCCCGGCCGCGAGGCAGTAGGCCTCAACCGTGCCCATGTCTGTGTCGGTGAGAACCTTGCGCTTGATCAGGCTCGGCAGGATGCGCTTCCACTCGTCCTTGGCCTCATCAGGCAGCCAAGACGGCGGCCGCGGGACCTTGGAGAGGCCTCCTTCGATCATCTGAAGGTTTGGCTTGCGACCGCGCATCAGGCACCTGTCGCAATGGTGTGGAGTTCGATGCCTTCACGGCGGCCGAGTTCGCGGACCTCGTGGATATCGTGCTGCCGACCGTCATAGATGACGCGGTGAGCCGTCGTGATGTCCTCCATCCAGCGAATGCGGAAAACCACACGGCGCTCTGGGGTGACGGCAGCCGCCTGGATGAACTCCCGACCGGACTCCTGCCGCACGGCGGCCCAGACGTTTGCCATCTCGGCCCAAGTCGGCACCTCGTTACCGTATTCGTCCGGAACGGTCGTGTAGTGCTCGATCGAGATCCTGCGACCCATAAGGCCTGCGCGCATCAGAACCCCCGGATCCGGTAATCGGCAATCAGATCCTGCCAGCCGATCGGCGTCTCAATCATGGAGCCGGAGCCGAACGTGACGGCCTCGCGGTTCTCATAGAGGTGCCCGACAAGCATCTTGATCGCGGTACGAATAGGCTCCGGAACGTCCTCCGGGGCATCGCCATAGCCTGCGGTGAAGGTGACGGAGACGCTGCCCGGGGCATACGGGATCAAGGGCCAGGCACGGCCGCGCACCGGGCTGATAGAGCCCAGCTCATCATCATGCAGGCCCGCCACCATGTAGGTGTCGGCTGCGAGGGTCTGCTCGATCCCTGCCGCATCCCGATAGGTGATGGCACTCACAGCACTCACCGGAGCAAAGGGGAACATGATCTCTCGGGAGAAGCCGTCGAGGGTGGCTTTCCACTCCTGAGTGATCAGACACCGCCCCAGGATGCCCCGCGGACCATCCAGCTTCTGGCGCGCCGTCGTGATCAGGCTCGCGAGGAGATCGTTCTCGAGATCGTTTGTGATGCGCAGATGATCCTTAACCTCGTCCAGGGTGACGGGCTCGACCGCGGGCGGAGTGACGAGCTGTAGCCTCATGTCGGGATCCTTCGTCCGAATGCGCCCTCAGACAGGACAGCCTTCCGGCTGTTGCAGCGTCGGTTCATAGGCTGCCAATTGGATCGGCTCCAGAACAGGCGCTTGTCGCCTTTGTGGGCTACCTTGTGATCGACCATGTCGGCGGGCTTTCCGCAGCCGCACGCACAGACAGGGTTGCCGAGGGCTGCCAGGAAGGCCTTGCTCTCCCGCTCCCATTTGCTGTCGTAGCCACGTTCCCGGGCGCTGCCGCGGGCTGCATCAACACGGCGCTGGTTCTCGCGCTTCCGCCTGACCTGGCACTGGCACACTGCGTCGGCAGAAACCTTGCTTCCGCAACTGCATATCCGGGGCGCTCGTACTGTCATCAGGTCCTCGCAGAGTGGGTGTGAGGGATCGGGTATCGCCTCCCCGATCCCCCTCGCGATCGTGTCACCTTGACCCCTTTCGAACAGATCGTCGGGCGGCAGGGAGGTGACTTTCCGCTGTTGGCCGGATCGCATCGGCCTCAGAAAACCGCCGCCCTAAGCTCCGCGCCGATGGCCGAGAATTGCCATCACAGAAATGCCTGTACCCTTTGTGCTCTTGCCCTTCGGCGCCAACGAGAGGCGGACATAGCGGCGCTGTCCCGTGGTGCCTCCGGTGTAGGCAAACGGAACGCCACTCTTGATTTCACCTAGCACGTTGTCCGGACGGACAGGCTCCCAGGCCTTCCCGTCGTCACAGTGCTCCATCTCGACCTCAAAGGGATTGTTCTCGCCTGCCACTGCAATGACGAAGGTGAGCGAGTCATAACCTGCTGTGTCGACGGCCTTGCCCTCTGCCTTGCCGGAAAAGACACCCGGCTCAATCACAGAGACGAATTTGATGTTGTTGCGATTGTCACGCATGGGCTGTCCTCCTGTGAGGGAAAGCAGCTTTAGGAGGCCGCCACCTTCACTTTCACGAAACGGTCGGGATGGGTGACATCGCCACCCACGCGCTTGCGGGCGTGGAACGTCGTGATGCCGTTGCGGGCGCGGGTGTAGGGATCGCGCAGGATAGAGAGGCCGATGCGGTCCACGATGCGATAGCCGGACCAGTCACCGAACACGATCGGGAAGGCGCCAGCCGCGACGTCGGGCATGTCGACCGCCTCGATGATCGGACGGCCCAAGAGGGTCGACGGAGCACCTTCCGTGACCGGGTTCATCAGCAGGTAGCGGCCCTGTCCATCCTTCCACTGGCTCATGATGCCCATGGTGTTGCGGTTCATCAGCCAGGCGCCGCGCTGCGCATAGGCAGACGGCAGGGAGTAGTAGGCCTTCACGATGGCATCAGCCGGGTTCGTGGAGGCGAAGCCAGCGGCTGCACCCGTCAAGATCTCGGGGATGCCCGTCGCCGTGAGGATACCGCGCGGCTGCTTGGTGCCCGTGCCGGCGACGAAGGCTGCGCCCTCTTTCTTACCGAAGGACTCGGCGTAATCGAGACGAAGCTCCTCCTCGAGGTTGTAGGCATTGTCCTCCAGGAGCTGGTTCGACACTTCCGTGAATGTCGCAAGTTCCCAGGGGGTGAGGCTCATCTGGTCGAAGACAGGCTCAGAGGCCGTGCGATCCTCGATCTCGTCGACCCAGAAAGCCGACGTGCCGGAGACACGGCGCGGATAGCGGATCTCGGGGCCCGTGATCTGCACCACGCGAGCGAAATTCCGGATGGGCGAGAACTCGACCATATCCTTGAAGAGCTCGGTGCCGATCGTCTCCGGGGCGAGGTAGCCGGCTGAGGGATCATTGGCGACGGTGAGCGTCTTCACCTCATCCGGGTTCATGCGCTCGATGCCGCGGCGAAGGAAGGACTCGAACGCCTTGCGCTCCTGATCGTCATCCGCCTTGGTCTGGTTGCTGCCCGGGCGGTTCATCTTGGTTTCCAGAGCGTCGGCGCGATCCTTCGCGGCCTTCACCTCAGTCTGAAGACCGGAGATCTTCTCCTCGAAGGTCGCTTGCAGGGCTGCGATGGCGGCCGGAACGTCGTCCGGACCGCCTTCTTCCTTGATCTCGAGGGCTGCGCTCTTGGTTTCGAGCGCTCGTGTAGAGAAGTGCTTCATGTGTTCCTCACAGTGAGCGGAGCGCCGCCGTGGCGCGGTTCAGAGCGGCGACAATGGATCGGGCCCGCTCGGTTTCTTGCTCGCCTTTGACCGCCGAAACGGTCGCATCAGGGAGCATGGGGAAGGTCACGATGGAGATCTCTCGCAGATCCACTTCATCGAGGTACCGGACGCCTTTCTGGCGATCGATGGTGTCTTTCAGGGTGCGGTAGCCGATGGAGAGGCCGTCCAGGGCTCCTTCCTTCATCAGCGCATAGGTCTCGGCGCCTTTGGACGTCCCCCGGATCAGGCGGCCCTTCACGTGCAGACCGCGGCTGTCCTCGGAGATGGCCGTCCAGACACCGATCGGCTCGTCCATGAAGTGCTGCCGGAGCATCTTCACCTTGCCGGCCGGCCGTGCCTGGAGAGACTTCGTGAAAGCGCCCTTGCGAACGACGTCGCGGCCGAGATCCACCTTGCCCCATACGCTGGCATAGCCCTCGAATTCGCCGCCGTCAGAGACAGCCTTGGTGTCGAGTTCGAGCGCAAAGCCGCTTTCGATCTTCATTCTTGGGGCTCCTCAGAAGGTGTGTCCGAGGCAGCCTGGACATTCGGGTTGATGAACTCGTCGCCGCCGTCGTAGGGCGGGCGGTTCTCCATGGCGCGGGCCTCGTTCGGGTTGATCACACGGGCTGTGATGAGTTGCGAATAGGCGGCTGCGCGGGCCGCGAGATCGGCGCGCTGGAAGTCATCCACCAGAAACTCGGAGAAGAACGTCTGCCGCTCGTCCTTGGTGAAAACCGCACGGCGGAGGGCGCCCTCCCACTGCTTCAGCCAGGGCATCAGCGTGTAGGTGAGGAACACCCGGCCCATCTCTTCCGAGTTCGACCAGGTGGCGCGTCCCAGCTCCATCAAGAGATGCGGAGGCACGCGGAAAATGCGGGCGATCTGCTCGATCTGAAACTTGTTGAGCTCCAGAAACTGCATATCGACGGAGTTGAAGCTCAGGGGCTCAAAGCTCATGTCCTCCTCGAGGACAGCCGTACCGCCTGCGCTGTCACCGGAATGTGCCGAGTTCCAAGCGGCCCGGATGCGAGCCACGGCATCCCTTGAGAGCTTTCCGGCCAGCTTCAGGACACCGCTTGGGCGGCCACCATTGCCCAGAAGGCGGGCTGCGTGCCGCTCCTGCGCGATGGCAATGCCGATGGCCTCGGCTGCCAACTTCACGGGGCTCTTGCCGAGAATACCGTCCGTGGAAAGACCCCGAATGTGGATGATCTGGTCGTGCGAGAAGATCCTCTTCGTCTTGCCTTCCGTCAGCACGTAGCGAGGGACCGTTCCGTCTGTCTCGACAGCGACCGCAGCTGGGTTGAGACGGATGATCTCCCGGACAGTACCGCCGACGCGGTTCACGAACGCGTAGGCATTGCCATTCAGTAGGACGTCCGTCTGAAGCTGGAGCTTCAGGTCATAGGCGCTCTGCCATTCATTCGCATCGTCGTGCAGGAGGGCATAGGCCGGATGCTCCGTAGCCCGTTCCTTCGTGCCGTTCTCGCCGCGCTGGTAGGTGATGAGGGGGAGCTGAGCGACGGCCTCAGCAATGACGCGGACCGCACAGGCGACAGCAGGAACCCGAAGGGCGCTCTCTGCCGAGACAGTAATGCCGGAGGCAGTCCCAGGCAGAGCACCGAAGAGAGCTAGAAGTTCCTCGCTCGGTGCGGCAAGCGTCCAGCTCTTCGCTTCCTGCTCGTGAGACTTCTTACGCCGCCAGTGGAACATAAATCGCCCGGTTTGTGATCACCTGGACGAAATTCGGTCATTTTCAGCCACTTACCAAGGAAATTGATAGGCTATTACTAGACATTCCCAGTTATTGCTGATGGTTTCTGCTGGAAAGTGGATTTGCTCAATTTCCGGTGTGTCTCGCGGAAAGGAGGGGCGTCGGTCCAGGCTTATGAGGACAAAGTCGAAGCCTACCCCGGGGTAGGCTTACTTGCGCTACTCCAACTGTAATGCCAATGGTTCGAAGAACACATTGCGAGATAGAGATGGCGACGCAAGGTCCAAAACGCATTAAGGCTCACTGCCCACAGTGTGGACCCAACAGATGGGCTGACGTCAAAGCAAAATTCAAAACGCACGAAGACATTGATGAGAGAGTATGGGCTGAGTCAAAGTACTACATCCTTCAATGTCCTGCCTGCGAGGAAGTGTATTTCCTTAGCGACGATGTCTTCTCTGCGAATGTAACTTACCGTGAGGATCCCATCACTGGCGTCGAGGAAGCAGATTACGCACACACCATCAAGCAGTGGCCCTCGCCTTCACATCGGCAGAGACCAGACTGGATGTCGGAGATATGGCTTTATGACCTCCAAATACATAAACTCCTCGCCGATACTTACAAAGCTCTCGATAACCACCTCTACATCTTTGCGGCGATTGGCATAAGGACCACATTCGATCGAGCTTCAGAGTTTCTCGGTGTCGATCCAGCCAAACGTTTCGATGAAAAACTTTATGAACTGTTCGACAGAGGCAAGATCGGGAAAGATGAACGGGAAATGCTTGATGCACTGACGAATGCTGGGAGTGCTGCAGCCCATCGTGGGTGGGAGCCTTCCGCACAACAACTCGATGTAATGATGTCGAGCATCGAAGGCTTCATCTACAGAGCGTTCATTCTTGGGCATCAAACCAAGAGCCTTCGCGAGGCCGTGCCGCCAAAACCCGCGAGAGCGCCAAACAAACAAAAAAGCAAGGACTCGGCGGAGCGCAAAGAAGGATAATGATGAGAGTTTTCTAACTCAGCACACCGCAAACTAAGGGGCTAAGGCTGTTTTGCT